AATTTGATGCGGGTAGCCTCATTCTTCAACCGTTGTTCTTCACCCGGTGCCAGCGTCTTGGTGAATTCGCTGCCGGGAACCACAGTGGCTGCACCACCCAAGCCCGGCAGCGACATCAAGCGACCACCCGCACCCACATCTTGAGTGAAAGTGACCGGCTTGTTTTCAGTAGTCCATTTTGTAGCACCGATGGCGAATTGTTTGATCCAGTTGTCCAGACCTTGCGGATCGTCGGGAATACGAGCAATCTGATCCGCTAGCGGGATCTTAGTAATCGGCGCATTTTTCATTCCCGGATCATTGAGCATCTGCTGCAAAAAACTAACCGCGTCTTGCTTGCTGCCGATTTGGTTCGCCATGTTGCGGTACATGGCTTCCGTGTCGGCCATTAGCTTGGCACGACGAGAAGCTTCGTCGGTACTTGCTTTTAGCAACTCGGCTTGGCGCTGAAGAACGTCACGACCGGATTTGGAACCAAGCAGGAAGTTGCGTGTCTCAGCGTCCTCGAGTGATGCGCCGCCGGCAAGACGGTTGCGGATGCTTTGTTCTTCCTCGCGGGCGCGGGCGTACTCTTGCATCTGCATGTTCGCAAGCGCGTTTTGTTGCTGAGCCTGCTGGATGGCGGCAACTCGACCATACTGCGCCAACGGGTCTGCAAGTTCGAGAGGCTTGACGGCCAGTGAAATGTTTGGATTGATCGCCATACGGACCCCCTAATTTACCACTGTGACGCAAGCATTTGAGACTGCTGCGAACCAGGAACTGTGTACGCCCCAGATCCGCCAACATCATATGACATTGGGCGCAATGCGTTAAGCATGTTCTGACCCTGCGAGTAGTTCAGATAGGTGCCCAGACCCTGAGTGAGCGCGTTGGCACCACCCACGTAACCCGAAGCACGAGCCGCAGCACCGCTGGTAAGGGTTTCCCCTATGTTCTGGGCAGTCTGCATACCGGCTTGACCCATCTGCTGTGCAGTCGTCTGCCCAACACCCGCAAGAGATTGCAGCGGTTGCAGTCGCGCTGCCCGTTCAGTCTGGTAGCGGTTGAACGCGTTGGTGTACTCCTGCGAACCGAGTTCCTGCCCGAACCGCTGGATGCCTTTGAGCATACCGCCCGACAGCAAACCACCACGAGCAGCAGCAGACCGCTCCAGTGCCTTCATCCCCTCGGACATGCGGAACCCGTAGCCCGGATCGGCTTGGAACTGGGCCATGCCAAACGGGGTGTACTCTGTCGCCAGAGGCACCAGTTTGTTGAGCGCAGTCTCACCGGCTTGACGCCACGGCTCCGATAGCTGCACTTGGCGCTCAAACATGCGCTCCTGTGCTTCGGCAGACCGATCAGCAGCTTGCGTTGCGGCATCAGCTTGCGTATCTGCGGCTTTGTTGGAGGCAATGCCTCCGATTACAGCACTGCCGACAACGGCACCTGCTACCCATCCAGACATGACATCTCTCCTTCTAACGCAAGGCCAAAATTGACCCGCATGGACGCCCTGTAATCCACAAGCAGTTCGTCACCCACCTGTATTTTACGCACTGCGACCGCATAAATATCGTCCCCGACTTTTTCAGGAATGATGTTGGGGTTTGGTGAGTGGTTGATGAATCGCCCAGCGGGGGTTCTCTTGCCGTCTAGGCGTCCGGGGCACACCACCTCACCAGCCTCAAAATTCTTGGTTGCGAACAGCCCTTTTCCGTGGATTGGTGACTCACGCAATTCAACGAGCGCCCCACTAGGCATCGGGGTCAAATCATGTTCGATATGCACAATGCGGTCCATTTCGACCTGGGTCATACCCAACTGGTGAAGAAACGCACCGTAGTCAATCTTCGCCTTCTGCACGTCGGTTCGGCTGTCTGCAAGGCCGCAGTCCGGGACAACGTAAAGTCGTTGCTCCAAAGTCGGCAAATCCGTACAGTCGTCGGGGTTCGAATACACGTCCACCCAAATTACTTCATCTCCGAATACGCGCCCCGCTCGTTGCATACCGGCCTTAGCATCAAACTCCAGCGGACCTGTCAGAACTTTCACACCATTGTCGGTGTTGACAGCGATGCTACCAAATTCAAGACGCACTTTGTAGTCAGTCTTGTGTTCTGCACCAGTCAGTACGGTCCACGGCGGGATTGTAATCTTACGCTCGTAGACGCCGGGTTTGAAAATATGCTCGGTGACGATATTGGCCTGCGGTAGTTTCAATAGTTCGCGCTGTAATACTTCAACTTTTTCGCGCATGACCACGGCAACGGTATTAGACCCATCGCCGCAGGTGACGGTCATGTTCACTGAGTGACCTCACGACCACTGACACGCATGTTGATGGCGCTGGCGGTCCCGGCAATCGTCGAAATGAAGTCGCCCGGACCCAAGACCTGACCCACCAGTTCGGGGAACGTGTAGACCTCGGCAGGCTGGAGCGTCTTGGTCTTGGTGATCAAGTTGTTGTTGCCCGGTGTGTCAGACCCCGTGACCAGATTCACGCTAATCGTGGCAGGACTGCCGCTGATATTGGTGGCGGTGAACTTGTCGATGATGGTCGCCGAGGCATTCGTCGGGACGATGTACTGCGTGGTCTGAGTGTTTTCGACCAGTTTGGCAGGTACCAGATTTCGTGCTGTGACGGTCATGTCAGTTCCTTAAACGATAGCCCACGACGAGCCGGACGGTACAGTGACCGTAACGCCAGAGGCCACCGTGATGCGACCTGCCGACATGGCGTTGTTGCCCGAAGTGATCGAATAGTTGGCCGAGATTGTGGCGCTATTCTCCCACAACCCTTGGGATGTGATGTTGCTGCCGCCACCCGCAGCCGCTGCCCACTTGACACCCGTTGCCGCAGTCGAGTCGGCAGTCAGCACATAGGTGTCAGTGCCCACACCCAATCGCACGTTGTCTGTGCCGTTGTTGACGATCAAGTCGCCTTTGGTGGTCGTGGGAGCCAGCGCGTCAAACGCTGCCGTTTGAGTGGTTTGCCCAGTGCCGCCGTTGGCGATCGCCACCACACCAGTCACGTTGGCCGCAGTGCCGGTCGTGTTCTGGTTGAGGGTTGGCACATCCGCAGCCACGATGGCGCGGAATGTGGGAACACCCGCCGATCCATTGGGCGCGGCCAAGAAGAAGTTGGCGCTCTTGCTGGCGTATGGGTTCTGGGTGTCGCCGTAGCCGCTGGCAAGGCTAATCGCAGGTGTTGTGCCTCCGCTGGACACGACAGGCGAAGTGCCCGTGACGCTGGTGACCGTGCCGTCGCCTGTGCCTGCGCCGATGGCGGTACGAAAATCGCTGGCGCTCAGAGCCGAGATCGTATTGTCTGCGTTGAACCGGGGAAACGTGATCGCACTCGGGTTGGTGAGCGTGAACATGTTGCTGCCGATGGTGGTAGCACCCAGCGACGTGCGACCCGTGGAGGCCACGAGATTAGTCGAGCCACCGTCCCATTGCAGCCGTTCGCTGTACGCAGTGTCCCAGTTGGTCTGCGAGGCAGTCGTCGGGATCGAGTAGCCAGCCGTGAACGTGAGCGCCAGCGTACCCGAGGTTGTGATCGGTGAACCGCTGACAGTCAGCCCCGTAGGCACGGTCATGGCTACCGAGGTGACTGATCCTGTGCCGTATGAGCTGCCGGGAATATTTTTCCAATACCCCAGACCACTGTCGTATGCGATCAGATCATTATTTGAAAGCGTGCCAAATTGGACATTGGAGTCAGTGCCACCAAGGGTCGAACCATGAATCAGATCAACTTGGATTGATCCAGAGCCACCGCTGCCCGCGCTGATGACCGTAGCAATTTCAAACTTGATGTACGGTGCAGACGGTTTTACTTTCGTCATCCCACCAACATAGTTCGGGTTGTAGTACAGCGTGTCGTTGTCGGCCCATGTTTCACCGACCGATGCCCCGGTTGTGTCGATGCCGCGCACAACACCAAACGCCGTAATTCGACCAAATCCGTTAAGAGGGATGTTCTCGGTCGCAACTCCAATTACACCGTCATTGACTGTTAAACCGGTAGGACTGGGCGCAAACGTAACTACACCGGACGCACCAACAGTTCCGGTTTTACAAATCAACTGCCCTTCGGTAATTGCAGCAGACGCTTTACCGTAAATAAATATTTCTTCGCCAACTTGCTGGGTAATGTTGCCATTACCCATACCCATGTTCCATGAGCCTGTGGTCTGGTCATACCACATTTTGCCAGCAGCGAGTGTGGTGCCAGAGCCGTTGCCCATTTGAATGGACAAAGGACTACCCACGTTGCCTGTGAGGCCGGACATGCTGGTGATGTCTGCGTTCGCGCCCTTGAGGGCAAACGGAGCGCCTGCTGCTGTGGTGGCCCCAGTACCACCATTCGCAACACCGAGTGTGCCGCCCAAAGAGATCGTGCCGCTGGTTGTGATCGGGCCACCGCTGGTGGTTAGACCAGTCGTGCCGCCCGATACATCAACCGAGGTGACCGTGCCCGTGCCACCACCGCCGCCACCTCCACCGGAGTCTGGTTGGGGCGGTGGACCGACTTGCAGATCGTCAAGAGATGTCTGGTTGCCGCCGCTACCGGCAAGGTTGAACAGGTTCAGAAAAAACCGATACCACTCACGCGACACCAACCCCGTGCGGGGGTCGATGAACTCCACACGGTTGGACGGTATGTTGGTGATATTTGGTTCGTTAGGCATTGGTCGGCGACACGATCAGTTCGGCGTCCATGATAGCGAGTTTGACCGGATCGGTACCGGAAATCTCATACACCCGGTCGCGCAGCTTAAGCGTCATGCCCAGTCGTCGCCAGATCACTCTACGGTAGTATTCACCGATCTTGCCCACCGAGGTCCAGTGCTCGTTGGACCATGTGTGACCACCATCGTCTGACCAGCGCAGCATCATTTGCGGATCGCTACCCTGACCCGTGTTGGTACCCATGCCCGCCTCGCAGTCGATCTGCAAACTGTGCTGCGCGGTTCGTTTCAGGTTGTTCGTGTTCGGGGGTAACGCTCTCCACGAACGCAGCCACTTTTGAATCTGGCCGTTGTCCGAATACTCGTTCAGGTCGAACGCATAGATGTTGCCGTTTTCAAAGTCACCGACGACGATCTGGTCATCGTAGACAGCTTGACAGTTGGACCGATGGCGAACGAAGTTTCCGTTTTCCCAGCCAGCCCGTTCGTGCCAAGATTGCGTTGCCACGTCGTAGACCCAAGTGGTTTGCGCACTGGGGAAAATCAGCACGTAGAAGGCGTGACCATCTTGCTGGTACGTGTAGCCAATCGCATCCGACAAGTTGCCGTATTCTTGGATTTGCCACTCAACAGCATGGGTGGAGATGCGCTGACCGGTGTACCCGTTGGCACGGTACACAATGCCTCGACCCCGGGCGTCAGACCCCAGCCAGAAGATGCCGTTATCCAGCTTGGCAACCGAGTAAGGGGCTGCACAGCCGATCTCGTTGAACGCACCTTGGATACGTTGCAGCGGGAAGTCGGGCAGTCCAGCGTTGTACCAAACCTCGATGGAGTTGGTACCAAAAAGCCACGCCTCACGGTGGTCTACGATAAGCGACACCAGACCGTCCGGGTTACCCTCGGCGGTGGCAAAGTCCAGCGGGTCAACCGACAGACCATCGAGTAACGATGTCACCCACACCCGACCGCTGTTCGGCTCGTTGAAGACGAAGTAGCCGTCCAGAAAACCCACCGTCACAGCGCCGGGGAAGTCCGGGTCAGTGATTTGAGCAAACACTTCGGTGGTGGCGTTGTAGATGAACCCATCTGGGTTGCAAGCAATAAAAATCTGGGTGCCGTTGTCCGACATGGACACGGGACCGCTGCCAGTGACAGTACCCAGAGGTTTGACGCGCCAGCGGGTCGTATTGCCGATGACGTTGAGTCGGTAGAACGTGTCGCCGGAGACTGCGTACAGATACTCTTTGAGCACCCACAGCCCACGGATTGGCCCGTTGCCAGCAGCGACCAATCGCTTCAAGCCCGGACAACGCGACAAAAATGCTGCGGTTTTACCACCTTCAGGCACGAGTTCTGGGTACATGTTGACCATGCGGTTATCCGCAGCATTGACGCTGCGGGCCACATAGCTGCTACCAAGAATCGGAGTCTTCATCAGAAGTTTCCTGCGTAGATGTTGAACCGCTGCTTGTTCGCCACGACGCCATAAGGCAGGCTCATGATGTCGTTCGGGTTGTTGATGCGCTTCAAGTTGCGCTTGCTGGTCATGGCAATACGCTGAACCTGTGGTGAAGGCTCAACACCGAACTCGGGCGCAATTTCCATTGCCAAGTTATACGTGAAAGCCCGCATGTAACCCGGTGGAAAATGAAGTTCTGTGGTCAGTGCAGCGGGCTTTGTCAATTCCTCAACCGAGATGAAATGCCACTCCAAAACCTGCGTAGGTTTGGGGTAGATGAACATCTCAACGTCAGGGTATGTCTCGTTGACGAAGATGACCTGCGGGAAGGTAGACGTTGCGGTTTTTACCGCAAGCCCGTTGTACTGATCTTGGTTGGTGAACTTGATGCCATACGACACGCCGCTGGGGGCCTTGTAGTAGGTTGCATAGTCCAGC